AGGCAATGTTTATGCTTATGTCCCAGAAGCACCTATGGTTCCTTTCGTTGTGTGCGTTCCAGATTCGCCTTATCTTGAATTAGAGACAATCGGCAAGACCACACTTCACACTAAAATTAATCTCGTAATCTCGGTCGCAGTTGCCTATAACAGCAACCCGGCATCGCTCGACAATCTCGAGCAGCTAGTAATAAGTGTTCTGAAAGTGATCCCAGTTGGATACACGATCGGATCGGTTGAAAAACCAACAGTAACTCAAGTTGGCCCTTCCAATGTTTTGGTGGCCGATATCCGAGTTTCTACCTACTATACACAAACAAACTAAAGGAAAATAATATGGCAACCGTAGTAATCACAGGGCGCGATATTTCTCTATCTTTCACAGGTGGAACAGATATCGAGGCACAAGCAACTTCAGCAGTTCTGACAAAGACAAACCTTCGCGAGACATATCAGACTCTCGATGGCGAAGCCTACAAGACAACAAACATCGAAGGCACTTTTGCGCTTTCAATGCTTGCTGATTGGGGCAAGGCTAACTCAGTATGCGAAGCACTCTGGACAGCAGCCGAGACAGCACCAGACACAGACATCAGCGTAACTCTTACAGCCGCTACAGGCGCAGTATTCGTATTTCCAATCATGCCAGAATTTCCTACAGCAGGAGGCGCTGGAACAGATGCCCAGACAGTAGACTTTACTTTCAAGGTATCAAAGGGCGCAGTTACAGAAACCTTCAGCTAAACAATAGAAACGGGAGCAAACAATGCAACAGCAAATAACAATTAAATATGTTGATGGATCGGAAACCACTTACCTGGTTCGCCCGCCTGATTACGCGAAATGGGAGATGACCACTAAAAAGGTTATCTCTCAGTTCGGGGGCATGTGGGACATCCTTTATGTAACGCATTCAGCAATGAAACGCGATGCAGGCGGCAAGCCAACCAAGACACTCGATGTCTGGATGGAATCGGTCGCGGATGTTGAAGTAGGTGAAGGAAACCCAAAAGTCATACAAGAGGAAGCGTCAGCCGACTCTTAGTAGAACTGGCAATAGCCACTCAGATCCCTATGGATCATTGGCAAAGCGCCGAGGATATTCTTACAGCGATCGAAATACTAGAGGAGCGTAATCGTGGCAGATGAATTAATCGCCTTCGATAAGACGGAACTTCGCATGGTATTTAAAGCCTTGAAGAATATGGGTGAAGAAGCCAACGATGAGGCCAAGCGCCAATCAGGCGCTCTGGCTGAATTTGCCCGGGCTGAGGTTATTCAAACTGCAAGCCGAGGTAATAACACTAAAGTTTCTGGGCGCATTGCTCAGGGTTCTAGGGTTAAGAAGTCAAGCCGTATCGGTGAGATTACTTATGGTTTCGCTTCTCAGAAGTTCTCAGGTGGAGCAACCACTAGAGATATCTGGGGCGGTACTGAATTCGGATCTAACAAATATAAGCAGTTCCCTGTCTGGTCAGGCCGCGAAGGCCGAGGCTCTAAGGGCTGGTTCATCTATCCAACGCTTCGCAAGATTCAACCGCAGATCGTTGCTAGATGGACAGAATCATTTACTAAGATTTTGAAGGAGTGGGGCTAATGGCAACAGGTACAAGAGCGTTAACGCTCAAGCTTCTTGCTGATGTCGATAACTTCACTAAGAATCTTGATAAGGCCGATAAAGATGTTATGTCGTTCGGCGATAAAGTTTCAGACTTCGGAAAGAAGGCTGGATTAGCATTCGCAGCAGCAGGCGCAGCAGCCGTAGCCTATGCAGGCAAGTTGGCCATCGATGGCGTTAAGTCAGCCATCGCAGATGCAGCCGCTCAAGAAAAGTTAGCCCTTACTCTCAAGAATGTAACTGGCGCAACTGAAGATCAGATTGCTGCTACTGAAGATTACATAACCCAGACTTCTCTGGCATTCGGCGTTACAGATGATGATCTACGCCCATCGCTAGAGCGACTAGCCCGGGCAACTGGAGATGTCGAAAAGGCTCAGAAGTTACAGACAGTTGCGATCGATGTTGCAGCAGGTTCAGGCAAATCCCTTGAAGCCGTTACTAACGCCATGGCCAAGGCAGCCGAAGGCAATACAGCCGCGCTTGGCAAGTTAGGCATAGGACTCACATCCGCTCAACTTAAGACCATGAGCATGGATCAGATTACCGCAAAATTAGCAGACACTTTCGAGAACCAGGCTTCGGCTAAAGCAGATACATTTCAAGGCAAGTTAACTCGGCTCCAGATCGCCTTCGATGAGGGCAAGGAAACCGTAGGCTCTTACATACTTACAGCCATAACTCCTATGGTCGAAATCATTGTTAACAAGGTAATTCCTGCAATCGCAGATTTTACAAACAATCTCGGCGAGAAGTTACGCCCAGTTATTGAATTCTTAACACCGATTACTAATGGACTTCGTAAAGCGTTCAACACAGTTCGAGATTCTTTAAGCGAAAACAGCGATGAGTTAAAGCCGCTTATTAACCTATTCAAGAATGTTGCTGAATTCGCAAGAGATGTCCTAGCACCAATTCTGAGCAAGACTCTAGGCAAAGCATTCGAAATTGTAGGCTCAGCCATAGGCGCTCTTATCGATGGCTTGGCTCGCGTAGTCTCATTCTTTGATGATCTTTACAACAAGATCAAGCGAGTAATTGAAATATCTAAGCAAATTGGATCGGCTTTAAATCCATTCAGCAACGCATCATTTGAAACTGGGGCATCTTCTCCAGCAGCCGCACCAATGGCTCCATCAATGCCTAACGAACCAATCGCCGCATATCGCTATGTCGGCGGCCAAGGAACAACCAACATCACCGTCAATGGCGCGATCGATAGCGAATCAACCGCTCGACAGATCGTAAGCATTCTTAACGATTCCTCAGCTCGAGGAACCCTTGGAAGCGCGGCATTCTTTTAATGACCGCTTATACCCCTTCCTATAAAGTCTTAATCAATAGCGTTGAGGTAACAGATGTAACTATCGCTAACCTTACAATTACCTCAGGCCGAACAGATATCAATTCTCAGCCACTTGCAGGCTATTGCCAAGTCCAATTAATGAACCTCAATAATTCAAGTTATAACTTTACGGTTGGAACTGGAATTACAGTTGAGGTAACTAATTCATCTGGGGCTTATGTTCCTATTTTCGGTGGCTATATCTCTGATTTTACTATTGGGGTTAACCGGGCAGGCAATATCGGTTTTACAACAGTTGCCACTATCACCGCTTTAGGGGCCTTATCTAAACTGCCTCGAATCATCGATCCAGGAGTGTTAAGCCAAGATCAAGATGGCGATCAGATTTATACCCTTCTCTCAGGGTATTTGCTTGGCCAGTGGAATGAAGTGCCAGCGGCGCAGACTTGGGCAAACTATGACCCAACGGAAACTTGGAACAATGCTGCAAATCTAGGCTTAGGCGAAATCGATCGACCAGGCGATTACACGTTAATCTCCCGTTCATCTTCAAACACGGATCTTTATTCTTTATGCGTGGCTATTGCTAATTCGGCTTTTGGCGTTCTTTATGAGGATGCAAACGGCAATATCGGGTATGCCGATCAAACACACCGTCAAGATTATTTAGCGGCTAACGGTTACACAACCTTAGATGCTAACCATGCCAATGGTTTAGGTTTATCGGCTACTACTCGAGCAGGCGATCTTCGCAATAGTTTTACTATCAATTACGATAACAACGCCAACCAGACTTACATTGCTACAGATCCAACTAGCCAAAGTCTTTACGGCGTTTATGCTGAAGAATTTACTTCTAGGATTAAACATACTGCCGATGCAGAAGCTTTAGCCGATCGATACATCGAACTGCGATCCAACCCTTATCCTAAATTTGAGGCTATAACTTTCGTTCTAGGAAATCCAGAGATCGATGATGCTGATCGAGATGCTTTAATAAACATCTTCTTAGGTCAGCCAGTATGGATTCAGAACCTACCCGGCAATATCACTGGTGGCTCATTTCAAGGCTATATCGAAGGCTGGACATTCCGAGCAAGCCTAAACAACCTGAGCGTTACTTTTAACGCTTCTCCAATAAACTTCTCCCAAGTTACGGTAAAATGGGAGCAGGTAAACGCAGCAGAGACTTGGAACACCCTAAGTCCAACCCTTACATGGATCAACGCGATAGGAGTCGTAGCCTAATGGCAACAACAACAACCAACTTCGGCTGGGACATTCCCCAATCGACAGACTTAGTCAAGGATGGCGCTACCGCCATTGCTGCACTTGGGCAGGATATTGATACTGCTCTAGTCGACCTAAAGGGCGGTACAACTGGTCAGGTACTAGCTAAAGCCTCAGGCAGCGATCTTGACTTCTCCTGGGTAGCCCAAGATGATTCAAACGCCATCCAGAATGCAATAGTCGATGCTAAAGGCGATCTAATTGCTGCAACCGCGGCAGATACTCCAGCTCGTTTAGCGGTAGGCACAAATGGTCAACTTTTGCAAGCAGATTCAACAACAGCAACTGGTTTAAAATGGGCAACCATATCTACAACAAGCGGTTTAACTTTAGTTGCATCTACTTCTATTTCAGCAGCAACAAGCATCAGCGTTAATAATTGCTTTACTTCAACTTATGCAAACTATTTAATCGTTGTTGATGTACCAACTACAACAGGAACCGCTGGCTACACTACTTTGCGATTGAGAGCGTCAGGAACAGATACAACAACTGGATACGGGGTACAAAATCTTACTGCTGTTGGAACAAGCGTATCGGGCGCACGCGGTACGGTATGGGAACCATTTTATGCTTATCCAACAGATCCAGGATTTGCAGGAACAATAGAACTTTTTAGACCAAATATGGCAGAAAAAACAACTTTTAAATGCTTTACTGGTTATGGTTCAGATGAAGAATTATTTCTTAGATACGGGCAACAAAGCTCATCTACTCAATTTGATGGATTTACTTTAACAGGTCCAACAACACTTACAGGAACAATCCGAGTCTATGGCTACCAGAACAGTTAAGGAAACGAATATGCCAACACCTAAAATTGCTTTTTTTGATGCTATTACTGGCGATTATTCAGATCGCGAAATGACGGCTGAAGAATTGGTAGAACATCAAGCAAAAATCGCCGAAGAAGCGGCAAGAGTTGCTGAAGTAGAAGCCAAGGCAACTGCTAAGGCTGCATTGCTAGAGCGCTTAGGCATCACAGCCGAAGAAGCATCACTTTTACTTGGATGAAACCTAAATTATGCAAGGCTGGTCAACAACTTCGCGAACAGTTCGATGATTGTTTCAGCGATCGTGATCGCACCTCGGATGGCTGGATCGGCGATAGTCGCCACTCAGCTCGTAAGTCTGACCATAATCCAGATGCACAAGGCTG